TTAATGTTTGCTCTTATTTCTACAGAAGAACTTGAAGGACTAGGACAAATTCTTGTTAAACAACTTAAGAATCGTTATAATGATCCTACTATCCATAAACGTTTTGTAGTTGGTATTGATCGCGCAAAAATGCGTCTTTATGACTGCGAACAATCTGCTCAACAAGACATCCTTGACAATGGAAAGGATGAAGAGTATGATTATGAAGAAAAGAAACCTAAAAAATCATTTGAGGGGTTTAAGTTTTGATTAGTCTCACAAAAGAAACATTAGAAAACGGATACACTAAGTATACTATGTCTGAAACCAAAGTTATTGATACAAACAAATATATCGAATTCGTTCGTCAAACTACAAGTCCTGCAAGTAGTGATTTTGCACAACTCCTTGCTCGTTTGACTGAACTTGAAACTTCTGCTGATGCTGATACCCCTCGTCTTCTGACTGCTGCTTTTGGTTTGAGTGCAGAAGCAGGTGAGTTTACTGAAGTTGTGAAGAAGATTTTTCTTCAAGGTAAACCATACAACGAAGAAAACGTTTTTCATATGAAACGTGAACTTGGCGATCTGTGTTGGTATCTTGCCCAAGCATGTATGGCACTCGACACTAATTTTGAAGAAATTCTTCAAATGAACTATGAAAAACTGAGTGCTCGTTATCCTGAAGGTACTTTTGATGTATATCGTTCCGAAAATCGTGTGGAGGGAGATCTATGACAGAAGAAGTTGTCAAAGTAAAATTAGAACTGGATGTTCGCACAGCAGCATCAGTTAGACAAGTATTGTTTGAAGCGCAAAAAGGATACACAAGTAACATTTATACAACACCTATTCGTATTTTTGAAATTCGTGAAGTAATTGCCGATCTTGATGATGCGATTAGTCAAGTAGTTGGATAATTTTTAGTGAGTTTTTTTTATAAATAACTAAAAAGTATTTGTAAAGATGGATCCTAAAGAACTGCGTGGTTTATACGAAGCATATTCTGAAGTTTATGCTCCTCAACAGATTGATGAAGCAGTAAAGGGTGAACCTTCCGAAAGAAGAAAGGCACTTGCTGCTGAAAGAAGATCTGGAGTTAAACCACTTCCCACAAAAGAAGGTGAAAAATATGCATCTCATAAGTTAGCGCAAATGGCTTATGCCAAGCGTAAGAGAATGGGTGAAGAACGTGATGTTTTTGATACAGTTCTTGAGTTCCTCCAAGCAGAAGGATTTGCAGAAACTCTGGAAGAAGCAGAGTGGCTGATGGCAAATATGATTGATGAGGAAGCAATTGATATTATTTTAGAACTTACAGGTGGTAAGGGACATCCCGGTTATAAGGCTGGTTCAAGAGATTTGGGTCCAATGCAAGCGGGGCATCCTGCTGATTCTAGAAAAAGACAGGTGAAAGGTGGAACAATGTCTCAAAGACACGGATTTCATCTTGGTGATATTGATGATGACGATGATGATGAAGATGATTACGAATCCATTGTTAAGCAACAATCAAGAGATAAGAGAGAGACTGTTAGAAAACCTTTAAGAAATAAGGTTAAGGCAGCAAGAAAGGTTCTCTCAAAAGAAGAGTATGAGCAACTACTTAATGAACTCTCCAATCGTAAGTTACGTGCTTACATTAAAAAATCTGGTAAGAGTCATGCTGAAATAAACAAAAAGTGGGATCAAGGAACCGCAACTGATAAAGAAAAGAGCAAGTCTATTGGGCATGAAATTGGTCAACAGAGAGCATTTAAAACTCTAGACAAGAGATCTGGTAAATAAATAACCACGGAAGGTTGCTCTAACCCACTTGACTTTTAGTTGAGTGGGTTTTATAATGTCTTCTATTGGGGTGTTCGTATAACGGTTATTACTCTGGATTTGCATTCCAGCAATAAGGATTCGATTTCCTTACACTCCATTATAAATAGAGAGTAGTAGAGTTGCTATTCCAAAATGGGTAAAAAAGTTTATGACTGGTCTATAATATCTGAGGATTATAATTCTGGATTGGGATATAGAGGTTTGCATAAAAAGTATGGTATTAGTGCCGGTGCGATTGCAAAGGCTAAGAAAAGGGGAGATATAAAATCAAGAACTATAAGCGAAGGTCTTAAAGTTCGTTATGCAAATAATCCAAGAGAGCTGAGTGATTTTGGAACTCGCAGATTATGTAAGTGTTGCAATCAAACAAAAGAAATAAAAGACTTTAGAGTTGCAAATAAAGGTAGACAAAACTATCATAGATGGATGTGTTTTTCCTGCGAGAGAGTTGTATTGAATAAGAAAAAGAATGAATATAAAGAAGAATATTTAAACTACAAGAAAACTTTGTCTTGTAATAGATGTGGAAATAATGATTATAGAGTTCTTCAATTTCATCATACAAATTCTGATAAAGAATTTAATATCTCTTCCAAAATAGGTCAAAGAAAACTTTCATCTTTAATGAAAGAGATTGATAAGTGTGAAGTGTTGTGTGCAAACTGTCATTTTATAGAACACTATAGAGAATAAAATAAATAATTAAAAAGTATAAAATAAATGGCTTTTGAACCATCTGAAGGTTTGTATGCTGGATTATCTTTTGTATCTACTGCAGACTTAAATGCAGCAAAAAATGATACTGATAAGTTTAAGCAACTATACTTTGTTGCTCTTGAAAATTTAAAGAGTGATAAAGTTCTGGATGCTGCTGGAAATGCCACAAAAAATGGCATGATAAAAATTATTGATCTAGACACATCTTCAAAAAGTCCACAAGACATTTATGGAGATCTTGCCGCATCAATATCTGCAGTTCTTGGAACTAGACAAAAACTTAAAAAAGATAAGATTCCCTCGAAAGTATATCTCACTGGCAATAAATGGCACCCTGATGTTGAACCTTTTAAAGTTAAAGCATTTGGAATGTCAGATTATAATTCATCAGATGTTATTTTAAAACTAAATGGTAATGACTTTGTTGGTATTTCTTTAAAAAAGAAACCAAAAGCAAATTCAGCAAGTCCTACATTAATCAATAATGCATTCTCTGCATATATTGAAGGACCTCAGTTTAAAACGACAAGAGATAAACTGAATGATCATAGAATTAAATTTTTTGCCGGAGTAATTAAAGAGGCTTGTGGTCCTGGTGGTCCATTAGAAAGATTTGCTCTTTCTGGAAATAAAAATATTTCTAGTTTAAATCCAAATAACAAAGTAGATGCAAAATCTTTGTGGGATATGCGAGTCATTAGGAAAAAAGATGGTAAACCAATTCCTTTAATTAACCTGAAATCAGAGTCTGATTTGAAAGATCCAAATGGTTTAATTAAGCAATCTGGCAACGATCCATCTCAAGAAAGTTTTAGAGATTTTGTAAATAAAAAACTTCAAAGCACTGGTAATACATTAAATCCACTATATCAAGGATTTCTTGATATTATGAATCAGGATGATGTAAAAGATAATCTTGCCGATGTTCTTTTGACTAGAGTATTAAAACTTAATTTATTAGATGTTTTGGATACTTGGGATAAGTATGAATTTGGATTTTATCTGACAGAGGGTGTTGGTACAGTAGATAAGAATTTATCTCCTAATATAGGAAGTGCAAATGTTTTAAATGTTCATAGCATTATGATTGCCATGGCAAAACTATCAAGACAAGAAACCAAGATGGTTTTAGATAGACAAAAAACTTTATCTAAAAATGCAGCTAAGGTTTTCTTTACTTTGTCGAAAGGAGACACACCTATTTTAGATATTGAATTAAGATATAAAGGAGATTTTGCTGCTTTTCCGCAATTCTTCGCCGGTATAACTCCAGAATTTAAAGATTTGATCAAAATTGGTGATACTGGCATTTAATAAATAAAAGTATAGTATCAAACAATATGAAGAGTTTTCTTACGTTTTTAACAGAAGCAACGCAATCGCAAGCATCTCAGCAGGCTCAAAAACTGGGTCTGAAAGGAGATGGTCATGGTGGTTGGTTGGATCGTTCTGGTAAAGTAGTAGCAAGAACTGATAAAGGAAAACTCAAGTTCATTGATGGTCGTCAAGCAGCGGGAGCAAAAGAACCTGCAGCAGAACCAAGACAAGCAGCACCTGTACCTGCAGCACAACCTCAAGCAGCACAAGCACCAGTCCCTGCAGCACCTCAAGCACCTGGAGCAGCACCAGAAGATCAAACCCAAGATCAAGAACTTCCACCACTGACTGTTGTATTTGGTCGTTTCAATCCACCAACAATTGGCCACGAAAAACTTCTTAAGTCTGCAAAGAGAATTTCTGCTGGTGGGGACATTAAGATCTATCCATCAAGAACTCAAGATCCTAAGAAAAATCCATTGGATCCTAGTTCTAAAGTTAAGTATATGAAGATGATGTTCCCTGAATTTGAAGAGAACATTATTAATGATCCTGAAATGAAATCAATATTTAATGTTCTTATAACAGCAAATGAAGATGGGTATAGTAGCGTAAATATTGTTGTTGGATCTGATCGCCAAGCAGAGTTTGAAAATCTGGCACAAAAGTATAACGGCGATCTTTATAATTTTGATCAAATTCGTGTAATTTCTGCAGGTGTTCGTGATGCCGATGCAGAAGGTGTGGAAGGAATGTCTGCATCCAAGATGAGAAAGGCAGTAATGGATAATGACTTTGTATCAT